ATTGAATTCATTCAGTTTAAACGCTGGATGCAACGACTCTATGACGTCGAAGGCGTACTAGAGTTAAATCACAAGAGCTGTGAGATGATCGCAGATGACTTGTACCAAGAGATTTCTACAAAGTATCCCGGCCGGTTTGTAGAGATTAGTGTCGCTGAAGACAACGAAAACGGCTGTTCCATTTTTTACCCTAAGAGCTAGTGAGACAAAAGGAAAACACACTATGGCTATTCAATTCAATAAGCCCGCTTATGACAAAATCTTTAGAGATTTGGAAAACTTTAAAGATTTCTGTAGATTTACTGGTGATGCAAAAAATGTTGCATTTGTCTTTGATGAAAAAAATTTATATGACGAAAAGTCATATGCATGGAGAGCTTATCAACGGCACGTGAATCATTTAAAAGCAAAAAGCCGCAAACTTGGTAAGAGTGTTAACCAAAGGAGAAACTAATGACTGTATACATTGTAGACATTGAAGCTGTAGACACACGTTATACTAAACAGTGGAAGGAACATCTTCCTAATCAGCTTCGTCGTGCTACAAATGTAAGTGTCGAAGTTATCAGTGGTGGAGAAACGCCTCAGGCTACAACGCCTGGGGCATTTCTAAACTTTGGCGGTACTAATGTGTATAAGAGTAAACAACTCGAGCAGATTGGTGAAATGTTTTGCAAAGGTAAAATTAAAAATGGAGATTATTTCTTATATACGGATGCGTGGAATCCAACTGTTATCCAACTTAAATACATGGCTGAGCTCTTGGGCGTGGACATTAGAGTCGGTGGCTTATGGCATGCTGGTTCTTATGATCCTCACGATTTCTTGGGTAGGTTAATTGGTGATAAACCTTGGGTACGTCATGCAGAGCAATCAATGTACGAATGCTTTGATGATAACTTTTATGCAAGTGATTTTCATATAGATCTTTTTGCTGAAAGTTTAGATATTAATGACAGCAAAACACACCGTGTTGGTTGGCCTATGGAGTATCTAAAGAACAGTTTAGATAGTTATAAAGGTATGGAGAAGCAAAATCTTATACTTTTCCCGCATCGTATTGCTCCCGAGAAGCAAGTAGAAATTTTCCATGATCTAAAAACCCAACTTCCAGAATACGAATTTGTTGTATGTCAAGAACAGACACTTACTAAAAATGATTATCATAATTTGCTAGGTGAAGCAAAAATGGTGTTCAGTGCTAACTTACAAGAAACACTTGGCATTAGTTGGTATGAAGGTGCTCTTGTAGATGCTATTCCTATGGTGCCTGATAGACTGAGCTACAGTGAAATGGCACTAGGTGAGTTTAAGTATCCAAGTGAATGGACTGAAGATTACTTTGCTTATAGAAAGTACAGAGGTTTGCTAGTTGATAAGATTCGTCATTACATGGAAAACTACAACGATTATCTTGTAAGTTTAGAAAAACAAAGAAGAAAACTTAATAAAGAGTTTTTCTCAGGTGAAGCAATTTATAATAGGATTAAACATGGCTAGTAATGATCAATACACTGATAACACATTTAGTTTTACATTAGATGCAAACAGTTTATTTACTTCTTCAGCTGATTCAACTATAACAATTAACACAACAGCTGATACAACATATACGTATGATACAGACTCAAGCACATATTCATTTAATTTAGATAACATTACAACTAGTTGGGATAGTAATAGTATTTCACCTAGTGAAGTTGAAAGAATGTGCATGCAATATCCTGCATTAGAAAAGGTATGGCGTAACTTCAAAAGTGTTTACGATATGTGTAAGCAGGATTACGAAGGCAAGAAAAAGTCAGGAGAAGTAGATGACCTTCCTTTCTAAGATTATGGACAAACTCGGTAGACGTCGAGTAATTACAGATAGAGACAGTAATGAACCTTACTTGATTAGATTTTATTTGTTTCTTAAGGACAGAAAAAACTTTCCTTTTAATATAACATTACATAAAGTTTTAAAAAGCGATGAAAAAGTTTTACACGATCATCCATGGAACTATGCAACATTTATTATTAAAGGTGGTTATTGGGAGCATATTCCTATTCGATCTCAAGAAGGTTTTGTAGTAGGTGCAACTCGAGTTTGGAGAGGACCTGGACACTTTCGTTTTAGAAAAGCAGATGATCTACATTGGCTTGAACTTGAAAAAGATGAGAACGGAAATGAAATACCTTGTTGGAGTTTATTCTACATGGGCAAGAAAGCACAAGATTGGGGCTTTCTTCCTTTTGTAGCAACACAAGGTTACAGATGGGTAAACCATAAAAAATATTTATATAAGGAGTAATATGGGCCAGTATGATGATTTAGTAGAAAGGAGACGTTTACAACTAGCTGCAGAGGAATGGGCTAACACTGTAAAAGCAATTCATGCACATAGAATAGATTCTATGCATTACGATAATTTTCCTGAAGATACAGAAAACGGAAGTGTTATTGATATTGAATATAACAGTGGACTAATACATCGTACATGTTCAGATGGAAGAAAAAGAGTTCTTGGAAGCAAGATAAAAACTGAAGAATTACTACAAAATTATGAGAGGTCACAGCGTGGTTAAAAAACAGTATTATGATTGGGCAGATATTGAACGTGCATGTTTAAGTATTGCATTGCAAATGTACAATGACAATTGGAAGCCTGATTACATCGTAGGCATTACACGTGGCGGCAATATTCCCGCTACTATATTATCACATATGTTAGGTATACGTTGCGAAGCACTTAAAGTTAGTTTGCGTGACGATGATAGCGAATGCGAATCTAACTGTTGGATGAGTGAAGATGCATTTGGTTATGTAGATGAAGAAGAACGTAAAATTCTTAAAAGTCGTTGGGACTTAAACAAACGTAAAAACATTCTTATTGTAGACGACATCAATGACACAGGTGCAACATTAAATTGGATCAAACAAGATTGGATGAGTAGTTGTCTACCGCAAGAAACAAGTGGATGGGATAGTGTATGGCATCGTAATGTTCGATTTGCGGTTATTACTGATAATCTTTCTAGTGAGTTTAAGGGCACAGTAGACTACAGTGTACACGAAGTTAATAAAGCAGAAGAAGATGTTTGGCTAGTTTATCCGTGGGAGAATGTAGGACAATGAAAGTAGATAACTTAGAACTAGCACAACAAGAAAATAGAGCACCATGGTCTACTGTTTCTTTAAACACAAGAGACTTTGTTGTTTATGAAGATGGGTTTCCTGTTACAGACGGGCATACTCTTGTTGTACCTAAGGAATCTACAGAAGAAAATTTACTAAAATGTTTTAAGTTTGCACTTGCTATGGGACAACAAAATGTAGAAGCCAGTAATAACATTACAGGGTTCAACATTGGTCTAAATATAGGTACTAGTGCAGGACAAACATGCATGTATCCACACGTACATTTAATATTCCGTAGAGATGGGGATTGTCCGGACCCTGTTGGTGGTGTACGTAATGTAATACCGGGCAAAGGCAACTACAAAAAATAAGGAAAGGAAAATGGAGTTGAGAGAAAACTTAATTAATGCGGCAAAGAAACACGCAGAGGCGGAGATTGAATTGCACAAAACTAACATTGAAGTCTATATGCAAAAAGTAGTAGGCATCGGCGAACACTCTGATATTGTTGAAACGATACAGAAAGAACTAGATGCAATGGCTACGGCAAATGACCGTTTAGAAATGTTGGAAAAGTATTTTGGTTAAAACCATAGATAATATACTTGACAAAAACCTAAATAAAGTATATAATATACAATTAATAGACATCCTCGTCTATAACTCGGAGAATTAAATGAGCAAAAGTAAAGAATTAACTGTACGTCTTAAAGATGCTGGTATCCGCTATTGGGCAGGTGACAACATTTCAGAAGTATTTCAGAAAGGCGACAAAGAAGAACTTATTGAAGAAGCAACTGTAGCATTTGAAAATGTTTTAGATACGTTGCTAATTGATAGACATAACGATCCTAATTCACAAGGTACAGCAAGACGTCTTGCTAAAATGTACTTTAATGAACTAATGGCTGGACGTTATGATACTATTCCTAGTGCAACAGCGTTTCCGAACGATAGCGATGAACGCTACGAAGGTATGCTAGTTGTACGTAGCGAACTTAAAAGTGTATGTTCGCATCATCATCAACCAGTAAGCGGTGTAGCGTATATTGGTATTATTGCAAGTGCAAAACTTATCGGTCTTTCAAAGTATACACGTATTGCACAGTGGTGTGCTAGACGTGGTACACTACAAGAAGAACTTGCAAATGAAATTGCAAAACAAATTCAACTTGCAACTAATGCAGATCACTTAGGTGTTTATATTCAAGCAACACACGGTTGTTGTGAGAATAGAGGCATAATGGCAACTAGTTCATTGACACAGACTACTGTACTAAAAGGTGCATTTAAGAATGATCCTGGTACAAAGAAAGAGTTCTTTGACAATATTAAATTACAACAAGAATTTAGTTGTGGAAAGTAGGTAGATATGAAACTACGTTATTCAGAAGCATTTTATAGTGTACAAGGTGAAGGAAAGTTTGTAGGAGTACCTAGTGTGTTCCTACGTACATTTGGTTGTAACTTTCGTTGTATGAACTTTGGATTAGAACGTGGAACACCTGCAAGAGCAGATGGTGTAAAACATAATCCAGAAGTAAAAAAATTACTAGATAGTAATATTATCAACACTGTTGAAAAGTTTGAGGACTTGCCTGTAATACATACAGGTTGTGATACATATGCAAGTATCTATCCTGAGTTTAAAAAGTTTATGATGGATAGAACTGTAGATGAAGTTGTTGAACATTTATTGTCACTTACTCCAGAAGGCAAGTGGACAATGGACAATGGACAAGATATCCATTTAATATTTACAGGCGGCGAGCCTTTGTTAGGATGGCAAAGGTTTTATGCTGATTTATTAGAACATCCACGTATGCAGGATTTGAAAAATGTTACATTTGAAACAAACACTACACAAAACTTACGAGACGATTTCAAAGAGTATCTCAGCAATCAAGACAGATTTAGAGTTACTTGGAGTTGTTCCCCAAAACTTTCAGTTAGCGGAGAACGCTGGGAAGATGCTATTAAGCCTGATATTGCTAGTCAGTATATCGATGTTGACGGTAGTGACCTTTACTTTAAGTTTGTTGTCGCTGACGAAACTGATGTTATTGAAGCTGGCAGGGCTGTGGAGAGTTATAGAAACGCCGGGGTGGAATGTCCGGTATATCGTATGCCGCTGGGTGGAAGGAGCGAAGAATACAAGCTCAACATTCAAGAAGTGGCTGAACTCTGTATGGAAAAAGGATGGGGCTTCGCTCCAAGACTCCACATCGACTTATTCGGAAATGCGTGGGGG